GTAAGTTATGGATAACATTACCAATATTATTTTTTGTAATGATAGCGCAAGAAGTAAATGCGGATGAAAGTGAAATAGAATGTTTAGCACAAAACATTTATCACGAAGCGAGAAGTGAATCAACAGCAGGTAGAATGGCTGTGGCACTTGTAACACTTAATAGAGTCAATGATAAAAGATTTCCTGATTCTATATGTGGTGTTGTAAAACAAACGAAGTATTATCCTAGTGGAAATATAGATCTTCACTCATGCCAATTCAGTTGGTATTGTGATGGCAAACCAGACACTATTAAAGATGAGAATTGCTACAGGGATATACTATTAATAGCAGAAGTTATGTACACTTATGATACAGAAGATTTTACAGAGGGTTCGTTGTGGTATCACAGTCCTAAAGTAAAGCCTAAGTGGTCTATGGTATATAATAAAACAGTAACTATAGATAACCATATCTTCTATAAAGATGTTGACTAAAGCAATCAACGGTCGTATAATAAGCACATGTTAACAGACTTACCTCATGTAATAGTAACAGGCGGTTGCGGTTTTATTGGATCTCACCTCACAAAACGGTTGCTCGATCAAGGATTTAGCGTCACCGTTGTGGACGATAACAGAACAGGAAAAGTATTCTATAATCATGACAGCGTAGAATATCATCAATGTGATGTTGTTAATTTTAATCCACATATGAATTCAATAGAACCGCCTGTGGCAATATTTCATTTAGCAAACTCACCTAGAGTTAGACGAGCTTTAGAATATCCTACAGAAACAATAGTGAACAATATAAGTTCTACATGCGCTGTTGCAGATTGGGCTAGGATATTTAATTGTAAATTATTCTTTTCTACATCTTCAAGCACACAATACAAAGAGTCACAGGGAAACCCATATACCTTTAGCAAGGTTGTATGTGAATCTACTTTAGATATGTACAGAAGACTGTATAGTTTAGATTATGTTTTAATGTTCTATTACAATGTATATGGACCAGGTGAGGCAGACTATGGCGAATACAGTACTGTGGTTAGAAAATTTAAAATGGATTACTTACAAGGAAAACCTTTAACAGTTTACGGAACAGGAAAAAAGGAAAGAGACTTTACTCATGTAGATGATGTAGTGCAAGGTATACTACAATTATTAGCAGATCCTAACTCACCTTCCGTAGCACACTTTGGCTCAGGTAGCCCCAGATCAATCTCATCTATAGCAGATTGTTTTGAGTTTCCTGTTGTACATTCATTTGATAGACCAGGAGAGGCAGAGCGTACCTATTGTCAAAATCCTTATATAGAGTCTACTCACGATGTGCATAATTATATTAAACAATGGGTACAGGAGAACAAGAATGATGCCACCAAGAATAGTAGTAGATAATACAATAGAGATGACAAAGGAAAAAGTAAGCGATATATTTCTAGTAACCAAAGAGTTTCATACCTCTACAGAGTTCTCTCAATATATTGAAAAACTAGCTTTTAACACAAGATCACAACACATGGATATTATATGTGACTATTGTATTAAGAAAGATATTGAAATAGAAAGTGTAGGAAAATTTCTTACAACTAATCTTAAAGCTAAGATAAAAGAAGAAGCTTTAGATCTAAATTTACTTAAAGAAAAAAGACAGGCTAAATTGCCTATATGAGAATATTTATTTCCATAGCTTCGTATCAAGATTTTATGCTGGAACATACAGTTAATTCTTGTTATGATAATGCTAAATATAAAAACATTTTAGAATTTGGCATACTAGATCAAACTACAAAACCTTTAGAGTTTGATTCAAAAATTAATATGAATTATGTTTCATGTCTTCCTTCAGAATCTGAAGGAGCATGTTGGGCTAGATCTAAAATACAAAAAGAACTAATGGGAGATCAAGATATCTATATGCAGATAGATTCCCATATATTGTTTGAAAAAAATTGGGACGAATATTTAATTAACCAATACAACAGAGCTAAGACATGGATAGATAAACCTGTTATAACAGGATACCCTAGAGGGTTTCAAGTTATTGAAATGGGAGATAGAGGATTTAATACAGACGAAGAATACATTTTTAAAAAATATGCAAAAGATGAGGGTGGACCACATACTCAGGTAATGAAAGTATCTCAAGCATTTCATACAGGATTATTCTCCACAGCAATAGCTAGAAATGCTGACCCTAAACAATACAAAGGGTTTATGATGGCAGGCGGTTTTATTTTTACAGAAAGACAATGGGCTTTAGATGTCCCATACGATCCAAAAATATTCTTTAGTGGAGAAGAACCTACACTTGCACTTAGATCGTTTACAAAAGGATATGATATAGTTCATGTTCCTGAGACTCCTGTTTGGCATTGGTACAATGGCGAAGGAATAGAAGTTAAAAGGGAATGTATCTGGGATGCAAAAGACAATGGAAAATCTGAGAAACTAACTCGTTTAGGATTGGAAAGAACAGAATATGTATTAGCAGGCAATGATTATGGAGAATATGGTTTAGGTACGACAAGAACTATGGATGAATACGCACATTTAAGTGGTTTAGATTATATCAATAAAACCTATGCACCTGATAAGGGATCGTTTGATTGCTATATGAATAGTGGTTGGGAAGAAGAGGAGTTAGGTTAATGGATGAAAATTACTTTGTAAATAAAGACTATGAGGCATACAACATATACTTATCCATTAGAGCACACTTTCATGGTAGAACAGGCAAAGGATTTGATATAAAAAATTCTAACTATACAGCAAACATGCCCTTTGCCAAGTATCAGTCAAAATCTGCTATTGTAATTATGTTTAAAAAGTTAACAGAAAAATTTCAAAGGCAAGAAGTAATAGATATTATTGTATCTAATTTTGCTAATGGAGATAAGTTTGGAGGACAGCCTTTTGATTCTAATGCAATTGATGTATATAAAGAATGGAAGGCAAGACAAAACTCTCAGTCTTATCGTTTCAAACAAGATTTAGAATCTATTCTAGAACGGATGGATTCTGATAACATAGAGGATGCAACAACTGGTGACGGTCATCCTTTATTACTAAAAATGTTATTGGGTAAACTTATAACATTAGAAACCGTCGTTATATTAAATCGTGAATTGAACTTTATACAAGACTATGCTAATGATTTAATATTAAATGATACATGTTTAACGATACAACGATATACACCATTTGTAGACAATAGTACCAATAAACTGTATTTAAAGCATCTAGATCTTATAAATAAGATTGCTAGTACTAGAAATAGTGCTAATACAAAAATATAACGCTATACAACGCAATACACAGGAGAATATATATGTCGTTTAATACACTATCAGAGCTTCGTAAAACACGAGGCAATTTCGATAACTTAATGAAGGAAGTCGAAAAAATCACAAGCCCTAAATCGAATTTTAATAAAGGAGATGACAGGGAATGGAAACCCACAGTAGATACAGCAGGTAACGGTTATGCCGTTATTAGATTCTTGCCCCTCTCTAAAGGAGCAGGAGATACTGATGTACCTTGGGTTAGAGTTTTCAACCATGGCTTTCAAGGCCCTGGTGGAAAATGGTATATTGAGAACTCTCTCACAACTCTTAACAAAGCAGATCCTGTTTCAGAATTAAACTCTGAACTATGGAACTCTGGTGTCGAGTCTAACAAAGAGATCGCTCGTAAACAAAAAAGACGCTTGAATTATTGGGCTAACATCCTAATTGTTGAAGATCCAGCTAACCCTGAAAATGAAGGCAAAGTCTTTATTTACAAGTTTGGTAAAAAGATCTTTGATAAAATTAAAGATGTTATGCAACCAGAATTCCCTGATGTTACACCTATTCCTAATCCTTTCGATTTCTGGGATGGTGCTAACTTTAAACTAAAAATCAGACAAGTAGAAGGCTATCGTAATTATGATAAAAGTGAATTTGCTAGCCCTTCAACTGTGACTGACGATGACGAAAAATTGGAAGCAATTTGGGACAAACAATATGACTTAGGTACACTTGTTTCTCCAGACCAGTTTAAGTCATATGAGGAACTGAAGAACAAACTAGACATGGTTCTAGGAAGTAAAACAGCTCCTACAGCAGAGGCAATATCTGCTACCACCAATGATGCAGAAGACGATCAATTTATGGAAAAAGTGAAAAGCGTCCAGGCAGCACCAGCAGTATCAGCACCCGAGTCATCAGACGAAGAAGATGATACTTTAAGTTATTTCAAATCACTAGCTGAAGAGAAATAATCATAAAACTTTAGAGTTTGGGAGGCACCTTTATGGTGCCTCTTCTTTGTCTAGGGATTATATATAGTTAACATGTTTGACATACCTTATTTACACATTAAAAACTTTGCTCCCGATCTTGTCGCGAGTTTAAATGAAGATATTTCTAAAGAATATGATAGAAGAATAGCTCTTCCAAATACGAGCAACATGTATAAAAAACTTTCTGTATATGATGAGAACGGAATACATACAGCAAGAACAGGTAAGTCCCATTTAAATTTTGAGAACATTACTAAAGCTTCCGAGCTAGAAGATAGAATTAGACTTGAAGCTATTAAGTATATGAAACAATTATGTTCCTTAGGCCCAATTCAAGAAAAACTATTAACAGAATCTTGGGTTAACTATGGGTGGTGGTCTTGTTTCAATAACAGCGATAGTTATGAATATCATGCACATAGTCAATTTCAATTAGTTACGACTTACTATGTACACAATGAAGAAGAACATTGTCCTATATCTTTTAAAAATCCTATAGGTACTTTATTAGAAGGTTGGTGTCCCGGTGCTCCTACAAGAGAATTTGCTGAGGCAATAGAAACGGTTGTTGAACCTCAGACAGGAGACTTAATGATATGGTTGCCATTTTTGGAACATTATGTAATGAATAAACAATCATACGAAGCCTGGAAAGGCACTACTACAAATCCAGAAAAAACAGATAGACTATCTCAACAATCTGCTGTTACAGAATCTAATCATCCAGACTTTATAAATAGTATGGATTGTAGAAAGTCTATTACAATAGGCTATCAAAAGATCTCTCAACAAAATTTGAGATATTTAAAATAGGAAAAACAAATGGATAGAGAAAAAATTTATAAACAGTTAAAAATAGATGAGGGGTGTGTACTAGAAGTATATAACGATCATTTAGGTTTTGCTACATTTGGCATTGGGCATTTAATTAAGATGAATGATCCTGAGATGGGACAAGAAGTAGGTACACCTGTATCCGAAGAAAGAGTTAGAGAATGTTTCGACACAGATGTTGAAATTGCTATCGCAGAATGTGAGGCTCTCTTCAAAGATAAATGGGAAGATTATCCTGGAACACTAAAAGAAGTTCTTGTTAATATGATGTTTAACTTGGGTCGTCCTAGACTAGGAAGATTTAAAAAGTTCATAGCAGCTATTAATGAAAAGGATTATGAACTTGCACAAATAGAAATGATGGATAGTAAATGGGCTACACAAGTAGGGCCTAGAGCTACTAGATTAAGAGATGAAGTCCAAGGGCTTCATTATGCAAACTTAGCAGGAAGTATAGGTCTTTAAACCTGAACTCCTGTTCTATCGTTTCTTCTAACTAGTGTACTATTAGCATTTCTAACATTAGGAGCACTAACAGCAATTAACGGTCTATCATCTGCTTTAGGTGGTGGACTGCTTTGTTGATTATTAACTACAATAGGACCACCATCAGCTCCTGAGGCCTCAGCATATTGAGAAGTCATATTCTCTACTGCCTGTCCAGTAGGAGGAGTAACAGGTGACATTGCCACCATTTGTTTTTGTGCTAGAGTGTCTTTGACTGCTTGCATATCATCAGCACTTAGATCATCATCTGCTACAATAGCATTAAGTTCGGCAACCGAGGCATCTTTTAGTTTGTCTTTGTTTATTTCAGAATTGCCTATTAGATCTTTATCATACAAGCCACTATCTTTAGCAGAATCATATGCTGCCTCTCCTGCCTTTTCTATGTTATCGGCAATTGACTTTCTATCAATACCCATATTTTCAATTTCACCATTATGTGCTTTTAGAGCTTGTACCATAGCTGCGTTTTTAATAGCTGCCTTGTCATTGTCTGACACAACATCACCTGCTTGTTCTAGCATCTGTGCTTCTATGTCTTTAGCTTCCTGTTTAATTACTCCAGCTAATGTTGAGTCTTTTTCTTCTATTTGTTTTAATACTTCTTCTGCCTGTTTATTA